TTTACTGATTTTCTTTTTGTTAGAAATCTGAACAATTCAATCGATGAAATCTGTGTCGTCAGCATCTACAATCTTCAGGGAATTTGCCTTTGGCAATCCACTTTCAAATCCGAAGGAACCATTATTCTGAAGAATCTTGCTAACTTGCCTCAGGGCTTTTTAATCCTGAGTATTCGTTCCGGAGAAAAGGAAGAACGGATAAAACTGGTGAGAATAGCGCAATAAAAAGTCATCAGTGTTCAATCGAAATTGACAGAAAAAAGTCCGGAGTCCGGAGACGGAAGACCAAAAATAGAAGATCGCGTTAGAAGCCGAACTTGTAATCGGCAAAAATCAAATTGCGCATGATTTAAAATCAATTTGTACAAAATTAATCGCTTTTCTATAATCACGCATTTTCTTTTTAATCATCATTTAAAACAACTTTAAATCATCTGCTGGGTTAGATAAGTCATAATTTGCCGTTAGTACTTCAATTTTCCTTTTACCCGGACTTCCGGTTCCATTTGCGACACTTACAACCTGCTCGAGTGTCTTTGTATTCCATCCATTTTCTTTTGTATATGACCTTAAAATATCACTTGGATAGCTACTCATTAAGAATTTACCTTGTATTGATGTCAGGGCCTTTAAAAGCTCTTCAAAATCTTCACGAGTATAGCCGTCATAATGGCCACAATCGCTGTTAAAATACGGCGGATCACAATAAATAAACACTCCGGGATAATCTCTTGATCGAATAATGCGAAGCGCATCAGTACACTCAACCTGAACGTTCTGCAATCTAATAGCATAGTCTATCGTAAACGAGTCGCGCTTATTGGTAATCTTCAGCGACGTTGTCCCTTTTTGCTTATCGTAGCCCCACGAGCCGTCCAGCATTGCGCTGAAAGATTGGGCGGCCAATACCCATACTGCCCAGGCTCTTTTTATTCGGCTAAACATGTGTGGATTGTTATAGATGACGGTTGCATCGTTATGCAGCGACCTTGAATGAAGACTAATCCGGATCATCTTTTCAAGCTCAACAAACTCACTCTGAACAACCTCATAAAAGTTGATCAATTCACGATTATTATCATTAATAATCTCGACCTCGCTTTTAGTTTTCGACCAGAAAATTGCACCACCGCCCACAAATGGCTCAACGTATGTATTATGCTTTGGGATCAGTGGCAAAATAGTAGTTACAAGGTTTTGTTTGCCACCGTAGTAGCTAATAGGTGTTTTCATATATTCAGTTTTAATCTATCTTTGTTGTCTCTCAGGTCAAAATAAAAAGGTGCAGTAACACCGCAAAGGCATTTGCCTCTGGCGTGGTGTTACTGCACCTTTACTTTTGACCGATGGCCTGAGAAACTGCGGTCGATAGAGCCGGAGGCTCTTTACTTACCACCCAAACGCTACCCAGTTGATTGTAACATTTTGCGTTCCACCGCTAGCCTCATGCACTCTTATTGAGCATGAACTACTATTGTAGGAATATGTTTCGTGCAGCATAGCACCAGCTCCAGTGCCCGAGTCCTCTAATGTATGTTGTATGTTTGCGGCAAATGTTGGAAAACTTATAGGATAAGTAATTGTATATAATGTATTAGTTCCAGGGTCGCCTACGTAGTACTTCCCCCACTGGATGATTAACGCACCAATTTTAACCCAACCATTTGTTGCTTGTGACATAGTGATATTTTGCACACCCGCTAATGCTGAATAAACCCCGCCTGAAGTAATCGGAAGCGTTGATCCTGATGTCGCAGTTGATGTTGTTTTTGGTGAAATAACAGCACCTACAATGTCAAATTTCGCGTCATCTAAATAGCCAAGAAGTGAGTGGTTTCCATTAAAAGCCACCTTACCTTCATTAGCAGAAGACGCAGCTCCAACTTCTGATGCTGTATATGTTGGCTTTACAGAAGATTTCGCCCAACTATAAACATCTGAAGCCGGTAATGAGGTAGGTAACGATGCCGTCAGGCTTGACAATCCACTTCTGCCCAGCGTTAATGTCCCGCTAGAATAGCTTAATGATGTAGGGTAGTAATTTCCATCAGCACCTGGTGCTGTTCCTGTTATTTCAGAATACGAATATGACGGTTTTGAACTTGATTTTGCCCAGGCATAAATATTGGGATCAGTCTCGGTAAAACCTGTAATAAAACCCGAGTTATTGGTAAGTTGACTGGTGTATGTTGGAATGGTTGGTTTACCCGTAATCTCAGAATAAGCATAGCTAGGTTTCGAAGATGCCTTTGCCCATGCATAAATATTTGGGTCGGTTTCAGAGTATCCTGTAATGAATCCCGAATTATTGGTTAGCTGGCTCGTAGTCGTCGGAATTGTTGGGAAAGTAGCCAAACTCAAATCACCCCTAAAATACTGCGAGGTAGTTCCGGTAGTTATTGTGTTTTGCTTCAGTGCAAGCTGTGTATATGCTCCACCTGCCGTGAATGGTACTATAGACCCTGATGTTGGCAAATTCAACGTTTTGGGTGTTATCTTACCTCCAATGATGTCGTAATAATTATCATCTAAATATCCGACTAAACTTGTATTACCATAAAATGCAACCATGTGATCGCCGCTTCCTGCTATGGTAATATCACCCGATCCCAAAATAGATGACCCATTAATAGTCTTAATGTTCGTGGATGATACCAAAGTGTTTTGCTTTCCGGTAATGCCTGCAACAACCCTGGCATCAGCCATTGCGTCGGTGTACTGGGTTATATTATTGGTGATTGTATTACCAGTTCTGGTCAGTCCCGTTGAAAACGTCAATGGTACTTCATAGCTTCCAAAATCACTGACCTGACTTTTGGTAATTGAAATTCCTGTCGATTTATTCCAGGCCGCAAAAATTGGATCAGTCTCAGTATATCCTGTAATAAATCCCGAATTATTGGTTAGCTGGCTGGTTGTTGTTGGAATAGTCGGGAATGCCTGCCATGTTTTGTCGCCTCGCCAATATTGTGAGGTTGTTCCGGCTGCAATAGGTGCCTGATAATTGGTACTTACGCTTGCAACCCCTGAAGCCATTGAAATACCTGAACCGATTTTAATACCCCCGAGTGTGGTAGCTGATGCAGTAGGTAATATATAGCCAGCGGCTCCCGCCTTTCCAGGGTAGAACCATTTTGAAATTAACCCTGAACTGCCTATAAACTTAAACCTGACCGAATCTCCAACCAATTCGGTATAAGCAAGCTTACCCTTTTTAATAGTATCTCCCTGCCAATAAAATATATTGTCGGCCTGAAGCCACTTGGTCGTCCAGATGGCGTAGTTTTTTGCACCGCCATAATTCAACCAGCCTGTCTGAGCCTTAACGGCTATAACAGCCAAAACGAGCATCAATATCACTAATAGTTTTTTCATATTAATTGGGTTTAATGAATAAATATTCGATTATTACTCCAGCCAGATCCTCCGACGGATCGATGATTAAAGTGAACTTATCAGCCGCAACATTTAGGCTATTAAAGAGTACATTCTGATCGATGATCAGGCCAGCCTCTGGTTCAACAGACCGATAGACAAGTAAATTCTTACGGCCTGCCGGAACGTCCGAAAATGGTGTATTAAACACGACTTCAACGGCTCTGTCTGCAATATCAGTTATGATTCCTGAGCGGTAATAAATCGGCTTAATACGCGTATATCCTGACTCTTCATCAGTAATCCCTTCAAAATACTCACTACTCAAATAGCCGGGGGCCGAAACCTTTGCACTCTTCAAATCCATTAACGTTACCCGCTCTTCCACATTCACAGGTGCCGCAGTTGTATTTGTGGTTTTCGTTCGGTTTTTTTCGTCGAATACCACAGCAGTTTCAAGAGTCTGGTCAGTGAAATCAACGTCAAGAATTTCGGTATATCGGCCATCTATGGCCTGATAGTCGTCCGTATAAGTAATCCCATTTTCAACCAACCGCTTGCCTGGATTATTTACATCTTCAATAACCATATTCATACGCGGGATCATATCGGCAAGTCTGATCTGGTAGTTTTGTCGCGGCACGCGCTGTGCCGATGCGGCCATTCGCGCAATCAGTTCGGCAAGTGTATAATAAACCAAATCTCCAGTTAACCGCCAGCCTGTCGTATGCGAATCATCCAACCTCGAAATACCAGCCGAGTAAATAATATCGCTATTTATGATGTCCGGATAATCGCCGTGAAGTATCGTTACATCATCAGGAACATAGTTATTGCGAGGTGAATTTATTACCCTGAACGATTTGGTTGCAGGGTACTTCTCTGCATTTTCGTCGAGTAATTCAATCTTAATCCCGGTGAAGCAAGATCCTGCAATCTGAGGCCGGTCAGTATAAGGCACGTATAAATAAAGTTCTAATGTGCCAGATTCAGGAATGCCGGGAACCTGCGCTTTAAAACTTTCAAAATGATCAGCAATTTTGTCAGCCGGATAAGCCGTTACGTTGTCGAAAGTGTTGTAATACATGCCGGTAACAACTACCGTATTTCCATCAACAACTGCAAGATTACTTCGCGTCTCTAATGAATGCGATTTCAGACAGATATAATCGTCGCCCCGCCAGATAACCGCCGGAGCAAGGTGCCACTCAAATTCAGGATCTGGACCAACAAAATAAGGTTTTCGCCTGATGTACCAATTGTCGGCAGCACCAACAAGACGGATTGAAATAAACATGAGGCTCGAATAGGCTGATCCCATTTCGGCATATTTCAAGGCTAAACTAAATACCGAATCGGTTGCACTAACTGCAAAGCGTTTGGTTATACTTTGGTTGATTAATCCATAACCCTGGTCTCCAAAATCATCGGGGTACTGTTTGCCAGGAATATAAACATACTTGTCGCCATCATCGTTTAAAGCCCTCTGTTCCGGCGTTACTCCGTTATTGATCCAGCCATCAAAACGCGCTAATTCTTCGTTATAATCGGCAAAGGAGCCATTGTTGGCAAGGTTCGCATTATAGCCGTAATCCTGAACAATGACCAGTTCTTTCAAGGCTGGCAGCATTTCAAACGATGCTTCGCCTTCTTGCCAAAAATCGGAAGCCAAGGGGTTAAGTGTACCGGTGCTGGTAGCTCCGGCGGCAGTAGTAGTAAAATACTGAAAAGTTTCGCGGCACCAGTTCGAATTTGAAATGATCCACCATTGCCCCGACCGCTGCATGATTCGGCATTCGTGCAAAAGCTGTTCGATTACCTCATAGCAGCTTAAGCCAATAAACGCATTGCAATTTTTTTGATGAACTTTCAAAAAGTCTGTGCCAGCGTCCTGAAGTTCCTCTTCCAAATCAATGGCCGAATTAATCGTTAAGTCCATTCCGGTTTTACGCAGGCAAATCTGAAGGATTTCGAACATCGTTTTCTTGCCTTCGTACGCATCGCCATTGTCATCAACAAAGTCTACATCGGGCAAAAAACCAAGCATGTCGTAAGCTGTGCATTGCACCGGGTAAGGAGTAGCTATTAAAGGCTCAGTCCAAGAGTCTGGTTCAATAAAACCGCACCAAAACAACGAACCGGCTTTTTCGACCGATACCAGGTGCTTTCGTGCATCGGCGCTGAACAGGTATAAATATTCATAATCGGCCTCAGAATCGAAGAATATAGTGCAGGAAGAACCATAAACCAACGGCATTCCATTCGCGCCCTGGTCGCCCCACTCCACGCGAATAGCAGCATGTGCCGTTCGCACATCGGCATTGCCTGCATACCCATCCTGATAGATATTGATGCGGGTCAATACCTCGTTGATGTCATTATATTCTATGCGTAGGCGGAGTCCGTAAGCCATTTAAATTATGTTTTGGTGCTAATTAAAAAGGGTTCAAATAGTCCAAAAGTCTATTCCTTTACCATTGGTAAATATCCACTTCTGGAATTAATCATCACCTTACCATTTGGAAGTACTCTTGCTTTATTATAATTATTTGGATTAGTTGGAGCAGAATAAAACAATAACATACTAGAGTATGGTTGTAGGTAAACAGACGTTCCTTTTACTGCTCCTGTCATGTCTTTCCCATTCCAAGGCAGTGGTACTGTTTTTGCCGTACTCGTTTCGTTATAAGCAAGATATAAATCAGATTCAGAAGTAATTGAAAAAGGAGATAGGCTTGAAGTAAGATCAAAACCTGTATCAGCTTGCCAATATGCTAAAGTATAATCAGCATAACTGATATTTTGGGTGTAAATAGCAATCTGATTTGTAACTGTTGATAGATTAATGTAGTAGTTATTATTTATTGTGCCTCCTGAATTAATTACAGTTCCCTGAGATGCACGATACCATGAATTTCGAGTGTTAGTAGAAAGCCCAGCAACAAACATATTTCCAGTTATAGTATTGCCCGTTGCAGTATTATCATTATCCTTGAAAAATAGCTGATCGACCTTGCTATTATATACCGTGTTTCCAGTAATACTACATGAATGTGTGTTATGTAAAAATATTCCAAGTTCATTACTATTTGCAATAGTATTCCCTGTTACTTCAACATCATTCGTATTTTCATCTAAATATATGCCTGTGACTGAGGGTGCAGTCGTGCTTGTACCATAAGCTACACCAATTCCATTAATTACAATATTTCCTATAATAATTTGATTAGTTTTTGCAGGTGTTTGAGTTCCTGTATATGTGTAAATACCACTGCCATCATCAAGAACGCTACAATAAGAATCAATAAAATTATTCTTAACTAAAATTGAATTTCCATAAAATTCAATACCGATATATCCTATATTAATGATCCTGTTGTATTCAATGGTGCTATTGTCCGATGAAACACAGGATATACCATGTCTTGTTCCATTTCCATCGCCACCCATACCTATAAGCAACCCAATGTTTTGAACTACATTATTTCTGATAGTTACATAAGTAGAATTTGGCGTAGTTATTCCAGTATCATTTGAATTTGAAATAGTATTGTTTTCAATGTTTAAATAGTTACACCTGAATTTTATTGCACTTATTCCAACTAATGAAATATTGCAATTTTGAATAGCACAATTACTTCTACCACCAGTTAAACTGTAAATAGCATTTGAATTTGCACCTAAAAGATCAATTCCATCAATAGTAACATAATTACCGTTTACTGTAATCAAATTTTCAACAGATGATACCCTAACATTTGTAGGCTGAGAAGTACTGTAAATACTAATTTTCTTTGTCGATGGGTTGTAATACCATTCATTTTGCTGATCAAGCGTTCTGATATCATTTTGAATAAATAAACCAAAACCATTGGCTGGTTCATATCCATCCAATGCTGTATAATTTAATGTTCCAGACGATTGAGATGCTATGATCGTTCTGTTAATAGTCCAATGTGAAGTTCTGACAACAACATCAGCACCTGTCCAATTCGGAGTTCCAGTTAATCCGCTTGTAGTAATAGAAGTATGTCCTACATGAGATTGAAAAGTTAAATATCCACCATTTGCAGCATCGGCATTCGGGAATCGCCCCATTGTTGTATTGATACCATTTACAGTAACTATATTGCAGGTTGAAAGGGTTGAGACTGAATTGGTGCTTTCCCAAATATTTGAACCTAGATTAGTCCAAGAGCTAACGGTAGCAAATCCTGTTACTATTGGATTTGCGCCTGTGCCATATGAAGTGATAGTAATTGGATTATCTGAAGTTCCTGAATTACTTATTACGATAGGAGTTGTAAATACTTGTCCTTTCTGTAATTGCAGATTATCTCCAGCCACTAATGAGCTTTGATTAAAGGCAGCTAATGCAGCTTCATTAGCTATCTGATAAGTAGTAGCCTGTGACATTAATCCAATCAACATCAACAGTATTAATAATGTTGTCTTCATACTATGGCTTAGTTGCTGTTGTTGTTTTCACGTAGTTAGATCCTATCTTATCCATCTGTACTCTGCCAAAAAAAGCATACTTTCCAGATTGTAAACTATTTCGTGCCAATATCGGACGAATGTTTGTAGTACCAACAGGAATTGTAAAACTATAATTGATACGGGTTACTGTCGCACCAATTTGAGGCCAGTAATTAAACGTTTCGATATAAGTTGATCCATTGAATATTTGAAGTATTAACTGCGTGGTAGTACCTTTGTTGACATCAAATGAAAGTCTATAAGTATCCCCTGCGGTTACATTAACCTGCGTTCCTCCATCTAAATATCTTATCTGTTCTGCATTATCATCAAACTGCACTTTATCAAGTGTTAATTGACCAGTTAAATCATATTCTTGATCTACGATCAACGTTCCTAAAACAATACTCCACGCTGCGCCACTTAAATCTTCGGAATACTTCATTAGGTTCTGAAGTACAGGTAGCGTAGGATAAGTCCAGTTAGGTTCATTACTTAATTCGATCTGTACTAATTCAGAAGCTACAAAAGCGGGTCTAACAACAATAAACCCAATTGTTGAATTTTGTCTAAATCCTAATTTTCCATTAGTTGCGGTAGTGTTAAAATATTGAACTGCTCCCGCACGAATTAACTTAACGTGTTTTGTCTGAAAGTCAGAAAGAAAAAATATTGAGTCTCCGGTGATTGGGGCATTGGCTGTCACATTAGCAATAAATTGTATCCTTTTCAACCCAATAAAAGCATCAACCTCTGGTGCTGTGTAATAAGCAGCAGTATCGGCATTAGTAATTTGTAAATACTTTGCTTCTGCTTCCGTCTTTGTTTCGTAACCTAATTTGGCCTTATACTTAGCAACGGTAATAGGGCCAATATTTTCAATTGCTACAGGTTTTGGAGGATCGGCTGAAAATACAGAAACCGATATGAATACTGCGATTAAAATTAAAATTAGTCGTTTCATTTTTATGTCTTTTTTTAAGGTTAATTACTCAATTGAATCTGACGATACTATTACGCCTCCATTTTCATCTACCAGATAACCACCTGTATCTTCATCAGGTGTCCACATATCAGGCAAGGGACTCGGATTTGACCCTTGTCGAACTGTTTTGCCAATCGAATTTCCGATTGTTCTTGCAACCGATTTCATTAGAACAAAATTTTGCAAAGTGTCATTGCTCCGGTCGAACTAACTTTCAACCATTGACCCGGTACGATATCAATCAGATTTATTTCATCTGTCGTATTATCTACTGTCCAGGTTAAATCTGGAATTAAGAAGAAATCAGTACCATCAACAGATCGTAAAAATGTGATCGTTGATGCTTCAGTAGTTGTAACTCGAACAACACATCGTTTACCATCAATCCGAACGCCTTCAGTTACATTTTCTGTAATTTTTAATGAATTAAGAGCTCCCATATCTTTAAGGTTTTAAGTTTATTTTCCATTTCGTTTCCTGGTATTGTTCGTCACCCTGTTTAGCCGTACCCTTAACGAGTCGTAACCCAGCTCAAGCGAGGCCTGTAAAATAACAGGGTCGCCACTTCCGGCGCCAATCATCGCCTTAAGCTTACTAAGCGGCGCTATCACTTCAGGGTTTGAACGTGCACCTGGGTATTCACCAACCAGCGCATGAGTAGGACCAGATACAATACCGCCGTCAGCAAAAGCGATTGCAGCAAATGCGCCCGCAACGCCAGCGATGGCAGTCGCAATAAATGCGGGTGTAGTAAATATTGCCGCTGGGCCGGTTGCAGCTCCTGATGTAGTTGCTCCAAATATGGCATTAGCCAGTGACTGAGCCAGCATCATGGATATAAGTTGGATGGCCGTTTCTGCAAGCTTGCCTAAAAACCCCTCCATACCATTTTCAGCCAATCCGAGCCCGTCAACCACGCTTTGTCCAATATTTGCAAACCCTGTTTGGAATGCACCCTGAATAGCTTGCTGTTTTTCGGCAGTAGCATCCATTTGCGCCCTCATTTCTTCCTGCGCAGCAATATAAACAGGCATATTTTTTTGCATGTCTGTTATGTCCAACTTAGCCTTGGTGTCAAATGCTTTGTCGCTTCCACTTACCTGGGCGTTAGTAATCGGGGTTATCTGCATAAATGCTTCACTTCTGAAACCGCTTGCAGTATCTTCAACCATTAGGGCAGTTGCTTTTTTCAGCCTGTCGAGGCTTGCAACTTGCTGCTCAATGGCTGCAATTTTTGCGTAAGTGACCTGAAGCGACTTAGTGTCTGAGGCATTGGTTGCCCCTGCAATTTCGTTCAGCGCTTTAAGCTGTTCGGCAAGACCGGCAACACTTCCAGTTTCAGAATTTTGCGCCTTTTCGGCACCTTTTCGAAGTTCAATTTCTTTGTTAATTTGGTCAATTGATTGCTTTGCCGCACTGTATTTAATCGACCATTTTTCCCTCTCAGCCTTGTTCTCTTCATCAACAGCCTGTTTATAGTATTTGAGGTAAAGATCGGCAGCGTCCATTTTCATTTTAACTGCCCCCTGCAATTGCTCAACGCTCGATTCTTTCAATCGTTTGTTCGTTGCCTGTTCGTCGGTTTCCCGTTCGGCCAAACCGTCCTTCAGCTTACCATTGATCATGTTGACCAGGGCAGTTATAAACCTGGCATTCTCATTGATCGTTTCCGATCCGCCACCGCCAATAGTCTCAAGCAAATCGCCGTACGAATTCTTTAACATTGTTAATGCGCCAACCCCAGCCTTTGCAGCAGCTACAGCCTGACCGCCAAACGCATCGTTCAGTCCTTTTTGCACCGAAGCCAAACGCTCTGCACTCCCGGCAGCTCCTTCCACCTGAATACCATAACGACCCAACGCATTCATTTCACCAGCGATGGTCTTCGTTACTAAATCGGCAGCACCGGCCAAATCCATTTGCTTTGCAGCAGCAAAGTCCTGAATGACCGGAATAATTGACCTGATTGCATTTTCTTCTTTGATAAAAGCGGCTACTAACGACTGTGCCCTGATGGTCTCATCGTCTTCAAACAAAGTTTTGCCCTGAAGCTGTCCGGCCTGTTCAATTAACCTGCCCTGAATGTCAGAACGTCCTTTTAAAGCCGTGAGCAAAGCAGCCTCGGCCTGTGCCGAATCGTTGTAAGCCGAAACGGCTGCCTTACCAAAATCAAGAATTGCGTCAACCGAAAAATAAGCGGCGGCAGCAACGCCAACGCTTTTAAGCGTACCCTTTAACCCGCCAACTTCTTTCTGAAATTTTTCGGTTTGAGCAACAAAATCAAGTATGTACTGAAATTTTTTCGACATATCAATCTTTCCAGCGTTCCGCTATTCGTTTTGCCCGTTCAGGATCGGGCTTTATTTCCTTTATTTTCTTGTCACCAGGCAATTGAATTAAATCCATCATGCTTATTTGCTGGCCTTGCGGCGGGCAAAGTGTACGCCAAACTTGCCAGCGTGCTACTTGCCATGCATTTAATTCAACCTGATCACGTTCTTTTTGTACCTTATCAATAAACAGCTCGTAGGCGCGGCGAAATTGGTAAGGGGTGAGCTCCAGATACGTATCCAGACTCAGCCCCATTACTCCGAGAGCCACCCCAATCTCATCGTCTAATGTCATTATTGCCCCGCGTCTGACGGGGCTTGCTGGTTTTTTTCGGCTTCTCCCTCCACTGGGTTTCCGTCTCCTTCCTCCATTCTTTCCTTTTCAGCCAACAGGCGCACAAACACCTCAGTAATGTCGGGCGATGAGTCGTCAATAAACTGTTCAAAACTGTCTTTTATTGGTGTTCCGGCGCGGCGGGCACAGTCAACTAGCGTGTAATAAACCAGCGCCAACAGTGCTGATGTTTTATTTTGCAAAATTTCCTGATTGGTAAAACCTGCGTTCTCGAAATCGAATTTACCCCTGTTTGTTTTGTAAAAAGGATAGGTATGTCCTTTGTAAACGATTGTAGTATGTGGCTCCATTTTAGTTATGAATTATGAATTATAAATGATGAATTGGTAGAGACGCGATGCATCACGTCTCTACCGTAAATGGCAATTTTATTATGGTGCTGCTACCGTTTCAATAGTCGGTAGTAGCGAGTTATCAAAGGTTGCGGTCATGGTGGAATCTTCGCCTTTTTTATCGTTGCGACTCACCTTGGTGATGATGAACATGCCTTTTTCGTATTTATCGCCAATTTGTTCTGCAACTTCACATTTTCCGGCAGTTACATCAGCTTCAGGACGACCGGCATATTTTAATTGAAGCTCAGCACCGGCGAGTTGCTTTTCGCGTAAGTCGAAATAATTGAAGCCTGTGCCAGGATAAGCAGCCAGTGACGAAACATTGATCGTAGTAGATTGCTCACCAGATCGTTTCTGAGCCGATTGACCTGTGTCTTTTGTTTTGCGGGTACGCACTTCGGTTGAATGATCAATAGAACATTCGGTGCAATGAAAGGCGGGCGACCATACCGGTGCCTGCGCTGTTCCGGTGTTCAGATATACAAGGATGTCTCCACCGTCGATGATTCCAGAATTTGCTGCCATTTTTTTATCGTTTAAATGTTATTTAATTATCGTTTCAATTCAATGTATTTGGAGTAATAGATCGTGCTGTTTGGGTTTTTACTAACCACTTCCTGACGGATCGCTTTTGTTCCGTATTTGATGAAAAGGAACTTACGCGGCACCCGGTGAACAAACTGATCGATAGAATCAATGCTCATTACATTTCCCTCAAAAAACTTATTAATAATGCAACCATCAAGGCTATTCCATTTATCGTGTTGATTGATGCATTGCACCGACTGTGGCTTGCCGTCTCTGTATATAAGACTATCTTTTACTACCGTTTTAATTTTATATTCTGTTTTGATCCCAGTCTGACTGACCGATTCGAGCCGTCTGACTTTTAGATTTAGGCTCTCAACCTCTTTAACCAGGTCAACATTATATTTTTCAAATTCGCTGTTTTTTAATGTCAGGCGGTCAACGCCGGCAGCGCTCAGGCTATCTTTTGTTTTGTAGAATTTTACATCCGTGAGCAATGTCGTTTGGTTATCGTTTAAGCGTTTCTTTTCCTGATTTGCTTGTTTCAGCAAATAGGCCGTGAGCAAAAATGTAACGGCTAAAATGATCAGAACACTATTCTTGATTTTATTGATTGCTAATTTCATGACTGTTGGTTTTTCAACATCTCATTTTTATCGGCTGAACTTTTTGAGCTTCCAAAAAAGTAACCCAAAATCAGTACTACACCCATTTTAAGGGTTTCAATTACTCCAATCAAAAACGAATTTTCAGGAGTATTGCGGAGAAGCCACGACATGATAAAAAACCCTACAATGAAGAGGGCGGCAAGCGCGTACATGTAAATCTCTTTTGTTTTCATTTCCTTTTTTCTATTGACTATATTCTATTCACCCATCCATAGAAGTAAACTTCCTGATTGGGGTTATTTTCGCATATTTCGGCATAACGGGCGGCCTGTAAGCCGTTCATCAGCTTAATGATCGTACTTACTACGCGCTCCTGAGAACGCCCGGCAAAATTGGCAGTTAACATGTAAGCATCGTGTGCCCTTAATGTGGCATCGCCCATCTTACCGTCTTCGTTGATATCTGAGTAAATTTTTTGATTATTATTCAGGAGATTTAAAGCCTCCTGAAATTGCTTTATTGCAATTGTCGACCCCTGATTGATCGCTGTATCAAAAATTTCATTTGCAACGTCCTGAGAGGTGATTTTATCAAGCATTAGTTTATCCCAGAATTCGGCTTTATAAAAGTCCTGGACCAATTGGTCAAGTTCTTCATCAACCGAAAGCGCACGAACAAACTGGTCTTTATTGGTATTCTTTCTGACTTCATCGATCAGGACAAAACCTGGCCATTGCGGGTGCATTTTCCGGGCAATGCCTTTCCATGTTTCGCCACCACGATCATTCGGATCGTTCGAATATCCGCCCTCGTTGGCTAATGTTTTTTCGTATGCTGGTTCAAATTTGGCCATGAGTGTTCGTTGTTAGAGACGCGATGCATCGCGTCTGTACATTTAATCAATTTTTTCGGGGCTATTGTGGCTGTTAATCTCTTCGCGTGTTTTCGATACAAACACGTTCTTTTTATGTGCAAAATGCTGAACTATTTTCGCGGCTAACCACTTTCCCAGGTAAGCCAGTGCGCCACCAACGAAGGCGACTAAAAGAGAGACCAAAAGATCAGTCCATGCTGCCCAGCTTATTGCGCTTAGGATTGTGCCGGTAATGGGTTCAAACAGTCGTTTCATCGGTCAGTTGATTAATTCACGGGGTGACTTAAAGTCACCCCGTGAATAGGATTTAAATATTCAGAATGCAAAAAAAGGTTTCTTGATTAAGCGTTTTCTTCCAGCAGGGCAATTACGCCTTTTTGGTCGTAACGAGCCTGGGAAGCTCCAAAACGGGTCCAGGTCTCGATGATGGTAGCGCCCATATAGCCGGGAGCATTTGGGTTGATGCTTGTTCTAAGCGTACCTTCAGCCGTTGCGGTCATTTTATCGTGCCAGAATAAGTTACCTGGGCAACTATTGGTCAGTACAGCCGCGTCAATGGCATTCTTTGCATAAGCATTCGAATACACAAGGCCGGTGTGTTGCTCTTCGGTAGTACGAACCATGATATTGATCCCCATGATCATGCCTAAAATTCCCTGAGCCAGCTTGCTTTCCTTGCCCGTTTTGTCGTAATCGGTAAATTCGGCAATAGCAAGTAAATCGCTGTAAAAGTCAGCGGTTACCAAACCCCAGAATTCACCCTGAATTCCGGAAAGGTTCATGCGCGACAAAAGGTTCTGAACCTTGATCATATCGGCTTTGGTTACAGCCTTACGGTTTGCAATTGCAGCGCCTGAAGCGGTGACAATTACATTCGAAGCGCGCGAAGCTCCCGAAGTTTTCAGGATTTGGCCTGCTACAGTTGGCCCCCAGTTTACGGCTGCGATGTTGGCAACACGGGTGTTGATTTCACCGGCTTGCTGTACCTGTTTGGCTGCACGCTTGTTGTAGTTCAATGCGAACTCATCCGGAAGATCAACAGCAATCGGATCGGCATAAACCAAGCCGGTTGAATAGCTGTCTTTTTCGTCACGGGCGGTGCGTACCTGTAAAGGCAAAGTAGGATTTCCTGATTTTCCTTTACCGATCGATCCCTGATAAGGGCGTTCAACGGTTTCAGTAGTATCAGCTATTCCGGTTTCCTGAATAGAATGCTTGTAGAAGCTATTATCAGGAAAAATCTGAACCTGTAACTCTTTCGAGTATTTAATTGGGCTAATTTCTGCCATTTTATGAGAATTTTATGGATTAGTCGATTTGAACTGGTGTTCCGGCTTCAACGAAATCGGTACCGTCATAGATGAACTCAACCGTTTTGGTTTTACCTGCCGCTCCGGTAATGGTAGCGCCTTTCATGGTTGTTCCAAAAATGGTTGTTTCCTGGTTGTTGGTTTTGCTCTTAACGAACAAACGAGCCCCTGCGTTAACAGAAGCGTCAACAGTTAGATTGAGGGTGCGATTGCCGGTTGCTTCAACGGTTACCCCGTCGACAATCGTAAGGTCGTTGGCAATTGCGATTGCCTGTGCTCCGGTAGCTGTTAGGGCCACCTTTGATGCCGGGCCAAAAGGCCATTTAATTATTTGTTCCATATCTTTTCAGATGTTTAAGAGTTATTCGTACTTGGCATCATCGGCAGCCTTCAACTTAGCGAACTTTTCGGGTTCGGTTTGTTCAATGCGAGCCAACGCCTTTGGATCGTTCTTTTCGTACCAGGCAAAATCTTTTTCACCTTCAACTTTTGGCTGAGGGTTATTTTTAGCCTCTGCAATAAGAGTACTCATGCGAGCCTGTGGTGCAGGAGTCGCCTTTGGAGCCGGGGTAGTGGTCAATTTCTCGATACCAAGCAAATCGACAAATAATTCCATGTCGGTTTCAGCCAACCTACGGAATTTTGCTTCGTTGCCGGTTTCACCTTCGGTTATTGCGCCTGTTTTTTTACCAACGGCAATCAGTTGATCGACCAGCTTTGCAGCCGGTTTTTCGCTTCCGCCAATTTGTAAACCAACCATGGCAGCAACCACCTGGTCTTCGGTTGCATCTGCTGCGAGCTGCACTCCAAGGCCGTTAAGCTTTGCAATTACTTTTTCCATTTTTTTAATATTTGGTTTAAACTCATTTTTCAATTTTGCCACCAGCTTGAGAGGTTCAAGTGCTACCAATTCCGTTTTTCGGCCTGTAGAAACCACTTCATCAACCAGTTTTTCGGTAAGAGCTTCATCAGCGCTGAACCAACTGTCTGCTTTCATCAGCTCAGTTACCCGCGCATCGGCAATGCCGCGTTTTTTAAGCAGGTTCATTAAAATATCCTTGATGCTGTTGAGTCCTTTTTTAGCCTTGTCAGTAAGGTTTTTTACCGCGTCGCCATTTTCGTCGACATAATAAGGTGAGTGGATCATCACTTTTGCATAATCGTTCATTACCACCTTATCGGCGGCTGCCAGCAAAACAGCACCCATTGAAGCTGCAACACCATCGACACTTGCAATAATAAAGGCCGGACTTATCATCATTTCAGAAATAATGCTCAATCCGTGCAATACGTCGCCACCTTCGCAATTGATCCTGATGGTAATTTCGTCGTAGTTGCGACCAACCCAATTAAGTTCCTGGGCAAAATAGTGTCCGTTCACTTCGCCGCTGGTATCACCCAGGGCGCCATAGACGAACATGTCTATCTTCTTTTTTTCGCGGTCAACTATTTTTGAGAATTTCAGTTCCATGTTTGGTTTTTTTTGCTTTACCTTTGTGCCGTTCGACATTCCAAAAGTCAAGCATTTTTTGGTATAAAAACGGAAAGTGTCCAAGCGTAAAACACTACTGTCCAACCGTTTTATTAAATCAATTGAAGTCTATTATTAATGTCCATTTTTGACCGGTAAACGATCAAAAAAAATGGCATTAACTACGCATTCAGCAATCGACGAATTATTCACAGCAGGGTGGGAACAAAAAGATATTGCCCGCGTGTTGAAGCTCTCGGAAGTAACCGTTTCGCGTTACGTCACGAAAAACGGGATGCGTAAAAACCGCGTCATGCAGTCGCTTGCCCGAAAAACATCGGAAGAAAATGCACTGATCGCCCTTGAACACCAGTCGACCATTATCCGCATGATTGGTGAAAAGCTACGAGCCGAACTATCCGAAAACCCAACGATGGAAGACCTAAAGGCCGCTTTGATCCCAAAAGGAGAAATCGATGCGCTTCAGAAACTATTTACAACCATTAAAGGCAAAGAACAGGAGTGGTCGAGCGTGGTGAAGATCATCCGTGAATTCACTGCCTGGTTAAAAGAGGTTGACATGGAGGTTGCCCAAGACGTGGTTGATCATGCAGATGACTACATCAACGAAAAGCGGAGGGTAATGTCATGACCGGGATCATGCGCCTAAAAGAAAAGCAGGAGTACGAAGCCTGGATTCAGGAAAAGGCGGCTATTAAACGTCTGAGCCCTGAGAGCCGCGAAGGTGAAGAGGCGCGCAAAAAACGCATTGCCGAACTGTTGAAAGTTGGCAACGAGCACAAGTTTGCCAAATATTATTGCAGTCACCTGGCATTGTCCGATTTTGCCTATTTCCAGAAACGCGACATGAAAAAGGTTTCGGAGGAATCCGATTTGATGGCTTTAATGGAATACCCCCGCGAGCATGCGAAGTCTACTATTTTTGGAGTCATTGAGCCAATGGTACTAATCGCCCGGAAAGACTTTTCCGGGATGGTTGTTGGTTCAGCAACCGAAGCAAAAGCCAATAAATTATTAGCCGACTTACAAAGTGAGCTGATGTTTAACAAACGTTTCATCAGCGATTTTGGTGAGCAATACGGCTCCGGTAAATGGACGGACGGTTATTTTGTTTCAGCCCAGGGCTATGGCTTTTGGGCGTTCGGTCGCGGTCAATCTCCGCGTGGTATTAAGGAGTCAAGCTTCAGACCAAAATACGGGCTGATTGATGATATTGACGACAAGAAGTTTGTCAAGAATGAAGATTTGGTTGACGAATGCCTGGAATGGATTTTTGAAGACTTTTATGGATGTTTGCCTATCACTGGTAGCCGGTTGATCATGATTGGTAACCGCATTCACCGTAAATCGGTATTAGCCAAATTTGCGGGCGATATCGAAGAAGGCGATCCGATCCGTGAAGGTTTATATCACTCCAAAGTTTATGCGATTGAGAACCCTCGAACGCGCAAAATGGACTTAACCGAAAAAGGAGTTCCGGCGTGGAAAGAAAGGTACACTTACCAAATGCTGTGGAATAAGATCAATCGTATGGGTCGCCGTAGCGGCTTGAAAGAGTACTTCCATCAGCACATAATTTTTGGCAAAATGTTCAAAGAAGAGCATTTGCCCTGGACTGACGTTTTGCCGCTCACCAGCTACGACGAGCTGATCACATATAACGATCCGTCTTACAAAAATTCGATGACAAGCGATTGCAAAGCCATTGGATTGATTGGTAAAATAGGACGCTATTACGACATTATCGACATATTCGACCGCCAGTGCAGTACCGCCGAAATGGTGCGCGGTCATTATACCATCTCAAAACAAGTACCCGATCACCTGAAAATAAAGCACTGGATGGAAGCCAACTTTATTCAGGATCTCATGCTGGAGGAATATTACCGATATGGAGATGAAAACCCGCCCATGCTGCGCATTCGTGGCGACAAGCGCAAAAAGCCGGATAAAGAGGTGAGAATAGAAAATCTGACGCCGCTCACTGAAGCCGGGTTTGTTCGCTTCAATCGGGCATTAAAGCAAAAGCCCGACATGATTACCCTGCGCGATCAATTTTTAGGGTTTCCGGATAAGCGTATTAAAGACGATGGACCTGATATGGTTGAAGGCGCTATTCACAAACTCGACACAAAAAAAGGCAAGTCAGGGCGAGAGAGAGAGACAAGGACAGGGCAATATGCCCGAAACGATGATAGATCAATTTATTAATAATTAACAAAAAAAGTTATGGGAAAATCAAAAAAGAATGCTGAAGAAACTGTCGAAGTGAAAGCCGGAGAAGCTACACAGGCAAAGGTTGTAGAAACTACCGAAGTGAATACTGAAGAAAAGGTGGAAGAAACTGCTGAAGTGAAAACCGAAGAAAAGGTTAAAAAATTGGTGAAAATAAAAAAAGAGTTAAAAACAAAGCACTATCAGCATCCCGACGACCTTTGCGAATTTGTGAATTCAAACGACGTTACGGTTCTGGCCATTGTAGCTTTCGACCGCTTTCAGGCACTGTATTACTACGAAAATAAGTAGGACATGCAATTCCTTACCGAAACCGATTTTAACGGCATCATCGGCGCCAATACGCTCAACTCGCTGCGTGGCGTCGATGATGTTAATCTTGCAACTTCCGAGGAGCTGGCCATAACCGAGCTTGATCCGTTACAGGCCAAATACAATATTCCGGTTGAGCTTGCTAAAAAGGGTAGTAACCGCAATGGGCTGATGATCCGGCTCATGATCCACATCACCGCCTATTACCTTTTCAATACGGTTGATGACAATGACATTCCGGAGCGAATCACCGAGAATTACAACACGCAAATTAAAAACATTGCAAAAATAGCAGCCGGACAGATGGAATGCACCCTGACACCGATATTAAACGAGGATGCTTCACCAAAAACAAGCTACCGATTTGGCGGCGATGCAGCGAGGGATAATGACATTTATTAGGTCATATCCGAATTTTTAAATTTTCAAATTTTCAAATCATGGATTTACGTTTCTGGAACAAAAAAGAGATACCGGCCACCAACACGGAAACCAAAACAAACGGCAAAAAGGGCAGCAGGCAGAGCGACAATGTAAACCTGCCACAACCCGACCGCGTTCAAATGGAATTAGGATCGCTGCGCCAGTATGTTACCGATGCAAAGGACACGCAAAACCCATCGTGGACTGAACTATACCGGATGTATGAAAATACGCTGACCGATCCGGAAGTGTCAACACAGCGCGATATTGCCGTGAATAAAATCAAGGCCGAAAAATTCATCATATCGAAAGACGGTACGGATAACGAAGAGCTAAGCGCATTATTTATGCGTCCGTGGTTCGATAAGTTTCGCGAATTCATTGTTGAAAAAGAGTTATGGGGATATCGCCTTGCTGAATTTGGTCAGTTCGATGCTGACGGACAATTCATCGATTGTGAGCTATTCCCAATCTACAATGTTTACCCGCACAATAAAAACATCATCCTGAATGCTACCGACAGGCAGGGTATTGCTTATGCCAATGACGATCCGGAGAAAGGACAAATTATTAATCCCTACGAACTGTTTTTGATCGAACTGGGTGAAAAGAAATCGTTGGGTAAATTGGAGAAATTAACCAGGGAAGTAATCATCAAAAGTTTTGCACGTCGCGACTGGAACGAGCACAGCGAAAAGTGGGGACAGCCGCGTATTGTGATCAAAACCGATGCGGAAGGCAAAGAGCTTGATCAGGTTGAAAAAGGCGCTAAAAATTTCAGCCGAAACGGCTATGCCATTGTTGGTACCGAGGATGAAGTGGAGAAATTTGAAGCCTCGAACAACGGTAGCGGTTACCTGATTTACGACAAAAACATTGACAAGTGCGACCAGTACATTGCCAAGATCATCAACGGCCAGTACGGCACAGGTGCCGAAAAAGCGTTTGTAGGCACTGCTGAAGTGGCTGAAAACATCCTGAACGATTTTCATCACTCGCGCCTGCGTGAAACGCAAAACATCATCAATTACGAGCTCATCCCCTTCCTGATCTACTGGGGTTACCCGCTAGATGGTTGTACCGGAAGGTTTCCTGTATTGGATGAAAAAGCGCAGCAAGATCCAGCTGAAGAAACCGAGATTGACGAAAACAGTCAGGAGCCTAAAAACGGTAAAAAGCCGAATGCACGCGCCGCCATTAAAAAAAAAAGTACCAATCCCTGGTAATTGTTAACGCGGTTGACAAGCGACTTGAAGCCTGGTTAAAACGTTTTTTTGATGGACAGAAGGGAGTCGACCCCGAAATATGGAAGCATAATTTTGAGGGCTTGCTGGCTGGTATTGAAGATGCCGGGTTAAGTTTCGAAACATCGTACCAATACAGTGCTTTAGCCGAACAGCTTCGGGTTAATGCCGCTTCGTTCGCAGCCTTCAAAAATCACGCTGAACAAAACACGCTTCGCGACCTATTAGTTGATGATGAAGGAAAGCCCCGAAGTTGGGCCAGCTTTAAAAAAGAGGCGCTACCGGTTACACAGCAATATAATATTGATTGGCTGAAGACTGAATACAACCAATCTATTGCAAGCGCTCAGATGGCCGAAAAATGGGCAGGGTTCGAAGAAAACGCCGATATCTACCCTAACCTCGAATACAGATCAGTAACCGATGACCAAACCCGAATTGAACATGCCCGACTAAACGGAATTATCCGGCCAATCAACGATGATTTTTGGAACTCGAACTATCCGCCAAACGGCTGGGGCTGCCGCTGCTCTGTTACACAAACGGACAAAGCCCTCACAAAAAGCATTGACTACACGCCTGGAAAAGGTTTCGATTTTAATCCGGGTAAGGATAAGAAGCTTTTCTCTGACTCGAACGGATACCGCGCAGATTTAGCTGATTCGGTGATAAAGGACATGAATAGCCAATCGGACGCACTGCTGAAAAACTACCTGAAAGATGAATAACGATTTTATCAATAAGCTGAACAAGATCAGACAGCGCATTCCAGATATGATAAAACGACTGCCTGGCATTGCCAAAGTGGAGGGCTTAAATTTTATTCATGACAATTTTGATAAGGAAGGTTTTGAAGACAAACCTGGAAGCGCTAAGAAGTGGGTAAAACGGAAAAAGGAGACTGGAAAGGGGAAAAAAAAACGATCAGGCAGACAGTTATTGATTGATGGCGGTAAGATGCGGCGCTCGTTTGATACCGAAACACAGGCCAAGTCCGGAAGCGTTGAGTTTATAAGCTCCATGCCATATACTGAAGCGCACAATGACGGCTTGCAGGCCGGAAGGCCGCCGGGCTTTACCATGCCAGAACGTAAAATGATTGGCGACTCTGAAGCCTTGAACAAACGAATTGAAAACAAATTTGAACGAATGGTGGATGAGATTTTTAAATGACGCTCATAATTTATAACTCGTAACTAAATTGACATGTTAAACGACATTTACAAAGCAATTAAACAGCAATTAATTACTGCTGACGAAGATTTGACCCTGAAGGGAATTGAATGGTACAATGTGCAGTACGAAAGCACCATTGCCAGTACCCCGCGTATTTTTGTAGAGTTTCCGGAACCCTTGGTTATTGACCAAATAAGCAAAGATGCCCGGCGCACTCCTGTTAAAATACGGCTGCACGTGGTTACCCAGGCATTAACTGGCACCGATGGAACTATACCCGACAGCGTGGTTGATACGCACGAAGAAATTGCAACCTGGGCAAAGGATACCATCGACCATTTCACCCCGCCAGATGGATACACGAGGCAAATGAACTTCACCGGCTGGCAACACTGGCACAAATACAAAGGCTGGATGGTTACGTTTGTGGAGTTTGAAGCAAAAAAAACATTGTAGACTGGAGAAAGAAAACCTGAGAAACAAAAAAGGCGACCATGATGGCCGCCTTTTTTGTTTTATATACAAAGAAAAAAATATTAAAGAACGGGGAAGAGGGATTTGGCTCTAGCGGATATTATCGTTGTTGCTATTGCCTACTTTTTTGACTGGCTACTTTTTAAGTAAGGCTTCCAGTTTTTTGTTTATCGATTGTAGCTCGCTAATTTGCTTTTGCTGATTACTTACCATTTCATTGATCCTTAAAACAGACCGGAGAATGAAAACAACGATGATAATAACTCCGATAGCTAATAGTCCAAAAAATACTTCCATGATTTTTGTTTTAAAGGATTTATATTAAAAAAGTTTTAATTGTTCTTTTCGTTTTGCTTCGAGCTCTTTGAGTTGCTTTTCGACAGGAATATTTAAATATGAATAATAAGTAGAACGAGAAATGTGTAATGGTTTGAGAATATTATCAATAATCCATTTATCAGTATTACCGCCATCGCCGGCAGGATTATTTTTTGAATATTCAGCCCATTTTTCCTGAACCAATTGCGCACGAAGTAATCTATTTCTCTTAGTGTAAGCCATATTCAAAAGTAAGTGTTTTGTTAAGAATTGTCAAGTTGTTATTTTATTTGCTTCGTTTCTCAATGCTTCGCAGCAGTTTTACGGCGTAATTTCTGGAATAATTCCCGCCTTTGTCGTTGATCGCTTCTGATTGACTGATTTCAGCCGCTGTGTTGCACCTGTCTTCAAAATAAGTTGCAAACCAAGCCATCACTTTAGGCACATCGAGCGATTCGTAAAATGAGCCATAATCGCCATTAATAGCCGAGTTGAATATAAAATTGACATCAGCAACAGTCAGCACTGCATACTTCGAAACCACACGCTCGGCAATTGCATCTATTTTGGTCGCGTTAAGTGGCCGGGCAATATTTACCAGTTCGGTAAGCTGTAGCAGATAAGCTTTAATCAATGCTTCCACTTTTTCGGGTCCATTGGCTACTTTAAGTTTGCCCAGCGTGGGGTAATCGCCAGCAACCTTCAGCACGTCGGAAACCGACCGAACAGCCTGCAATTCTTTATTCAGAATGCTAGGCAAGCAAGTCGCGAGCGATCTGGGCGCGATAGTCGGCAGAGATGCCCCCTGTGTTGCCGGAGTTGCGTTTGATTGAGGTAGTGATTTCATTAAATTTTTTATTGATTACTGCTAAAGAAAAAGCATTGTTTTTATACCAGTCGGGCAGTTTCGAGATTAAAGCTTCGAAGGTTTTAAGTATTTGATCGTCGGACTCAACCGATAAACCTTCAATTTTTTTAATGATTGCCGACAGGGCAACGCCGTCCTTCGCCGAAAAGGCATAAGGCAAGCCGGAAAATTCAGAATAGTACTGATCGAAAATTCGTTTACAATGGCTAAATACGGTCTGTTTGTCAGTTTTGCTTTCGGTGAGCTCTACGCCCAGGGCAGCGGCCAGAGCCTCGCGCAATTGTTGCTTTGAGGCGTGTGGGTTTTTTAATATCCGGAGTAATTCGTCGCTCATGGCTAGTTGGTTGAAATTTGACTAAATCCGTTTGTTTTATTCCAGGCTTTTGTTCCTGCTTTTTCGGCTGATTTCTGGAAGTTTGCTTCGAGTCCTCTGAATTGTTTGATCAGATCCTCAAGTTCGATGAGCGAGTATTTGCTGAGTCGTTTTTTCAGGATACTGCGGGTTTCCATAAAGGCATTGAACTTGTCGAAGTTAGTGCCCTCGTGTATACTTGTGCGCTGTGCTATGGCCAGCACTATCGCCCGTTTTTCCTTCAGGGCGATTTTTTCGTTTAGCTGGCTTGAGGCCTGTTCGATCTTATTTAATTGATTGACAAGATCGGTGAGCTCGAGATCGTACAAATCGCGGGTGCTTTTTGTGCGGCCATCGGTAAACGAATAGACGAGCTCGTGCCTGGAATCGGCGTCAAATCCTTTTTTAGTGAGGATGGCCATTAACTGCCGGTGTTTTGATTCGTTCATCGCTGTTTGTATTCAAGTTCTGTTATTTGAATTTCCTTTTCAGCCTGAAGCCAACCGGGGAAGCCTCCAAGGTTCTTGTCATCGATATACAGATGTGCGTAAATCTTCCGGCTATTGTTGTTGTACCGGGCTGATTCTTCCGGATGATTGTCGTTAACCCGGTGGAACTGGATGCCTTGCTGAAGCATATAATTGATTGCTTCCAGTAATTGTTCTCCGGAGCGACAGGTGTTAATTATAAGGTAATGTTCGGCATGATAGAGCCGGTTGATTACTTCTTTTGCGTAAGGCTGTAAACCGTCGATATTCGGGTATTTGCCCCGGCAGATGGTGCCGTCAAAATCGATTGCCAGTATCATGGTTTTATAATTTTATGTGGATGAATGTCGTAATAACAGCTATTGGCGCTGTTCATTAAAAGCCCGGATTCGGGACCTAAAAAGCCAAATGAAAGCATCCATTTTGGCCGTTGATGAAATAAATTGCCCTGGTGATGTTTTTTATTTGCTTCGGTAATCTCAAAAACGATATCCCGATCAAACCAACCTTTATATGTCATGTAACCAGATGTCAAAATAAACGAGGTACGATCTTTCCCGCTGTCGAATCCTTTAACCGGGTCGCCAACATTTAATGTATTTCCATAGATGGTTGCAGGAGCTTCATGTATCAACGATTCGCTTCCATTCTCAAAACCAAAGTAATGCTGTCCATGCTGGTAGCAACTCAAAACATTTTCTAAAAAGCGGTAAACTTCAGCCATGATTAGTAGTTTATTGCAGCGTTCCAACAAATGATCTGGCCGTCGAAATCATTACTCAGGTAGTCAAACAAACGAAACCAGTTTGCAAAGTCAACAGGTTCAAGGCCATCATTTTTACAGATGCTTGCGTAGTATGGGCGATGAACGCCATTGACGAATATTGAACCGGTTTTAATCTCGAAATCGAATGTTTTTTCGACTATAACAGATGGCGCAAACTGATACTTAACCGACCGGTAAGGCATTTCAGTCCATACTTTAGGAAGAAAGTAATCACCGGCGCTGAAGTTGTGCCCTTTTCGGATGGTGTGACTTTTGAAACCAACAGTGTCGAGAATGGAGCGGTTGACAAACTTATCATCGAGCCTTGAAATAGGCGCTTTTCGGTCTGCAATGAGCTGTTTTAGCATTTGCTCAACAAAGTAAGTAGGTTCTCCTTTGCGTGGGTGATAAGCTGGAAATACGCGGCTAAACATGATCTCTTTCATGGCCAAACTATTTCTTCAGGTTCAAAAACTACTTCAACCAATAGGCGATCCTGTTCACCTTTAGAATTCTTATGCCACACTTCGATGGTCGTGTCGTTTGATTTTACTAGTCGATAACAGGTCTCTGCCACATATGTGTTTAGCCTTGGAAAATTCGCTATACGCAGTTTAAAAACACGCTCGAAATTTTCAAGGTCATCCCACAACTTACATATCTGGTGAACCAAACCGCGAACTTTCATATCGTTAGTTCCTTTACTCCTTTGTTTATCTGTTGATTTTAGCATGATGTATTGTTGTTAAGTGAATTTAAACCGTTCGTTTTCTTCGACTATGGTAGTTGAAAATGGGAACCCGTCGTCGGGTATCTTTTTTATCACTTCGATCAGGCCGGTTGACGAAGTAAAAACAACATGTTTGCGGTTATCGAACGATATTTGAAGGTGCAGACATTTACCTGTGCCTTTCTCCTGGAATGATTTTACTTTTGAGTCTTCGAGCTTGAAGTGATGAACCACGATCTCGCGGTTGAGTATCTTAGACATCTTTATTTTGTCGCCCTCGAAAGACTGGCTTTCGATTTTGATGTTAAATTGACTAAAACTGTTCATGCTAGCAATTTCTTTAAGAGGTTTTTACTGTTACAATGTTTAGCCCAACCGGTGTAGCTTGCTATTGACTGAGCATTTCTATTTTTCTTGATCATTCGGGCAAAGTTCTGTTTAATGGTTTTGCGGAGTAAAACATGCGTGTGCCGAAATACATAACCCACAAAATCAATTCCCCTGGCATCAACCGGAAACACCTGATAATTGCCTTTAACGGTTAGTTTCAGATTGTCATGAAGATATTCCGAGATATCGGCAAGTAATTGATGTAAATAGGGTTTTGAGTTGGAGAGTATCACCAGATCATCAGCATAGCGAAAATAGTAACGAACTCGCTTTTCTTCCTTCATCCAATGATCGAAATAGGTAAGGTAAAAGTTGGCAAAATATTGGCTGAGGTAATTGCCAATTGGAAGACCTTCGGTGCTGTCAATGATTTCATCAAGCAACCATAACAGGTCATTGTCTTTAATCTTCCGGCGAAGCAATTGTTTTAAGATGTCATGATCAACCGAGGGGTAAAACTTCTTAACATCCAATTTCAAACAATACCGGGTGTTTTCAACGTCATTTAAAGAACGTTTAACTGCCTTTGCAGCGGCATGAATGCCTTTACCTTTGATGCAGCTATATGAATCAGTTGTAAAAATGGAGACGAACAGCGGCTCTAAAACTTTCATAACAGCGTGATGGGTGATCCTGTCAGGAAAATAAGGCAGCCGGAATATAATCCGCTCTTTTGGTTCGAAAATGGCAAATGTGGTATATTCTGATGTCCGGTAAGTCTTATTCATCAGCATTTCGTGCAACTGTTGAATGTTTGATTCACGGTTTTTGTCGTGAGCAATTACACCTGGTTGTTTGGCCTTTCCTTTCCGGGCAATAGAGTCTGCCAGTTGAAGGTTTTCAATGCTACAGATGCGTTCGTACAGGTTGTTGATTCGTTTCATTTTGCCTTTGCATTAATAGGTCGTTTTTGCCTTAAAGGTTACTAACGCCCCGTTAAAAAAATTTATTTTTTGCCATGTAGGCAGGGTTTATGCTGCGGAACTAACATAGGTGCGAACTGACATTCGTATTCTCGTAGTTGTAGTTCGAATTCGAATCCGAAAAACTGGAACCCGAGGACAAAACTGACAGCACTGGCAGCATACAACCTTATTTTATTTATTCGGAATACAAAAAGTAATCGACGTACTCAGCCTCAAACTGTTCGGCGATGTACTCAGCCTTTTCAGACGAATCTGTGCAAAGGCGCGAACCGACACTCGCATCCCCGCAGTAGTAGTCCGAATCCGAATCCGAAAAACCGGAACCCGAGGACAAAACCCCAAACCAAGGGAACCACTTACGTTGTTCGTCGTTGCTCCAATCAGGTACCCAGCCGTTATTGATCGCTTTGAAGATAATCATAAGCTTATAGGCTGCTAACAGTGGTTTTCGGAACTCTTCCGGGATCAGTGATAAGTTGGGCATGTCTGCCTGATCAATGTTCAACTGTGTGCAGGCATCTTCGAAAGTTTTGATGGTTCTGAAATCAAACTTTACGGCTTCATTCTTTTCATTCTCGTTTTTTGTTGTCATTTTTTTACTCTTAAATGGTGAAAAATTGTTTGTATAACTCATTGAATTGCGTTGCAGCATAGTTACTCTTTGCCTCAGACTCGAAGCAAAGGCGCGAACCGACATACGTAAGCCCGTAGTAGAAGCTCGAAGCCGAATCCGAAAAACCGGAACCCGAGGACAAATTAAAATAAGGCCACCATTTGCGCTGGCTTTTGTCATTCCAGTCGGGAACCCAATCCTTGTTAATTGCCTTTATCACAATTTTCAGTTTTTTGTAGGCAGCTTCGTCCGGAGTGTCATTTTTATGAGTCACGGTTTCAGGATCGATGCCCAATTCCTCACAGGCGTCTTCGAATGTTTTGATATCTTCGAAAGTTTTTTTCTTAAAAAGCTCGGTACCAAATGTATCTGACAGTACCTTTTGAAACCAATCGGGTACTACAGGGTAAAGCTGTTTAGCTGTTGATTTTTGAAGTGTTAGTTCCATCTTATTCGCTTTTTTCGATTGGCTTCAGGTTCGATGGAATTTGCTTGTTTACAGCATCTTCGAAGTATGGGAAAACGTCAACGATGTTGCTAACTGAGAGTGCAGTAATTGTGTACGGTACCATGACATAACTTAATCCCTCTTCAAGGCGTTTTAAAGCCTGTTTAATGTCATCGGCTGCAACTAAAAACTGATTGCTGATTTTCTTTTCTTTTCCGGCTTTTTCGTCGATGGTAACAATTGATATTTTACCAACAAACCACCATTCGCCAACTTCGTGAGGGAAAATCTCAACGATATTGGTTTGAGTAATTTGCTTGACCACAAATTCACCGCGAACCATTGTAGCAAGCTGCGCAATAATGCGAGCTTCAGCATCGGTATACGTTACCGCATCAATCAGATACGGTTCGCTTACTTTTCGCTCCCTTCCGTCATCGTCAATTTTTAGGTAATTGACTACACATTTAAACCATTTTTGCATTTTTCTGAATTTTAAGTTATTCCTGACATTATTGTCATTGAGCCGAATTGGAGAATCGAACTCCAGCCTCTCAGCCACTCCGGGAAAACACTCCGGCGGCCTACCAATCTGCCACTGATATAATCCGGCATTTGCCCGTCTTTCCGGGCTGTCTGATTCGTTGAAATTTTTAAACTTGAATTTGCATTTAGCGGGTAGAATAACCACCCCTGAGTAAAATATGATTGCTATTTCATAATGACCTCCTTTCTGTTTGTTAAACCATCTTGTTTTTTATCAAAATACCACTGTTTGTTGCCGCCAAACCCCCGCCTTATTTCAGCGCGGGGGCTATCAATCAATCAATAAACCATCTACACGGCGCTCATGGTAAGTGCTAACCACTGCCACACACCATTTGCATCTTTAAATTTTGCTTTCACGTAGGTTGAAGTCTTTACCGGACGATACTGAGCTTGCACAAAATTCACGTGCTTAATCAATTCCTGGTCACCACGTTTATGGGCTTCGTTCGATAATTCGAGCACCCGGTTTGCTTTCAATACACCTGTTTTATCGGGTTTAAGCAAAGTACGAATGATGGCGCGGTCATCAGGATCGGTAATTTTAGTGTCGATCCATTCATTGATCCCCTGAATACCAACATTTACATCATCGGTCCATCCGTCGATTGCATTTGAGCCAATGATGAGTGACTTGTCATTGGCCTTGTTGGTAAATGTATGCGATTGTTGCAACTCCATTTGTTCATCACTAAGGTTATACAGCTCTTTTTTCATTGCCAGGATAGCTCCAAACTGATTGAAAATATCAACCTTGATTTCTTCAAGATTAAGCGAAAGTGCTTGAAGAAATCGGAATGATACACTGATTTGCTCTTCTTTCAGCGACTCGTAGTCATCGCGCATCTTGTTTGCCTTTTCTTTTTCGGCACGTTCTTCAGCTTCAATCTGTTCGCGCAATGCGCGTTTTTCTTCAGGTGTTAATTTGTTGTAGTCAAATCCGTCCATTTTTCTTTGGTTTTAAATTATTTTTAATCTGATCTCTTAACTTTATTAAGTCGAATACCTGGTCATGGTTAACGCCCAGGACTTTTAAGTTTTCCGGTTCGATCTTGCTATGCGTCTCATTGTCGGACACGCCACACAGCAAAAAACGAATCGCCAGGTTAACCGCATTGGCCGTTCGTTTTGAAATGGTTATTTGCATTTTTGTTGTTTTTTAAAAGATTTATTTTTCACTTCCATAAAGCTTATTGTAGTTACCATATCTTGCTGACCGGTTATGGATGAAAGCTTATTAGTTTCCTCGCTTTTTATTTTCACTTCACTCATCGAAATACACCTTGTTTGATCGCTATTAAAAAATGAAAAAGCAACCTGAGTTCGTTCTCCGCCAAAAATTTCATACCTTGCTTCAATCAATTGAAGCATCCTTTTTTTTGCTGAGTCTTTAACAGATTCAAGTTTTTTAGTGGCTTTTATAAATTCTTCGAAAACTTCATCGACCTCTTTATTTACCATTGCTTCATATTCTACTTTTTTGTCTTTCATTTTTTGTTGTTTTTTAAAAGATTTATAATCGTTTCGTCAATCAATTTTTCGAAGAATTCTTTAGCTGGCTTTTTAGAGCCATCGGATAGTACCACGTGCAGGCGGGCAACTGTTACCGGCTCGCAGCGGTTATGGTATTCAGTTCGCCATTCAGGTATGTCGACCATTTCGGTTATATAGCCTATTAGGTGAAGATATTCGGCCAGTTGAGTGTCGGTAAGGTGTATTTGTATAATCATTTTTACTGTTTTTTTGGTACTTCAACCTCTAATTCGTTGCGGTAACTTGCCTCGAAAAATCCGTTTAAACGGTTTTCTAAAAATTCAATATGGTAGCGCAAAACGTTTATTTTTCGTGCCAGCTCAATCGAAAAATCGCCATTTCGCTGCTGTATTTCAAGGTCTATCAATCGATCAGCAGACTTGTCTAGTTCGGTGTTTAGCGACTGTTTGCATTCTAACTTGCTCTGAACTGTTTTTTTGTTGCTCGCCATTTGTGAAAATTTTAAAAATGATGCTTTGTGGTATTAAACTGGTATTGAACATTAAGCGGATATAAATTTCAGTCTCCGGTTCGTTACTGAAATTGTAGCACACACGCCACAATTGCGAGCTCCACCAGTTCCAGAAATAAGGTGAGGCTAATATGGCTCTGAAGGCCTCGGCTGGCGTTTGTTTTAGCTTTATCACGCTTAGCAGTTCGCCAAACTGAGCCTGAAAAACAGAATGGTTATAAATTCGGTTTCGTAATTGGTCCAGGTAATCGCATCCGGAGTCGAAAAACAACGACCATACGTCCAACTCTTTCAGTCGTGAGTTTTTAGCTATTTTCTGAACTGATTCTGAATAGATTGATTTGATAATTAAATTTTCCATTTTTTGCATTTGTTATTTTGATAACCCCCAATATTCGTTTGCTAATCGTTCGTTGATTGTGATTGGCTCTCCTCCGCCGTAGCGGCCAGTCGGAAAAGCCTTAAAACCTTCGACCCGAAAAATTGAATCTGCATCTTTCCAAATCCTTTCCGCCGTAATCCCTTCAGGCAGATTTCCTTTCAGGTGAGAAACATAGGTGAACCGCTTGTTTGGAAACCGCTGTTTTAAGCGTTTGTAATCAGCCCACCGTAAATCCCAAAACTGAATAGAGTCAATGACTATAAAATTGGGGCTACAGTGTTTGTCGAGTCGGGTAATCAGCTCATCAACACTGTCATCACCGTTAGTCATTATGAATTTCGATCCAACATCAATCATTTCAACCCTCTCTAATTGTTCTTTTATCGATAGTGAGAGCTTTTCTTCCACCGGGTGATAAAGTACCCGCCCAAACCGTGCTAATTGCTTCGACCATTTCATTGCAAAGCTAGTTTTGCCGTTTTTGGGCGGTCCCATTATTATCGTAGTTCCGGAGTACTGAGGGCAGCCAATTGCATCGCGCCACTCATTTTCAAATGGCATAATGTCAAATTTCGCATCGTAGATATTCTTAACCGAATAGGCTCGACTCATTGAACTTTGGTCAATTCGTTATAGATCCGTCGTAAGCTGGGGCGGCCATCTTCGCCCATTGTGTTGCGGAGTATCGTGCCGGGGTTCGATCCTTCGGGAGCGTTGGCCTTAATGATCATCATTGCTGTAGCCTTGAGAAGATTAGCCATTTCAGGATTAACAAGCATTTGTGTGGTTGCTTTTTTTTCTTCAACCTTTATGGTAATTGGCATAATTTTGCCGTAACGTTTTCCAACTCGACTGAATAGTTCAGCAAAACCATTTTTCTGATAATTGATTGAATTGCGCATCCTTGCTTCAAGGCCATCGGCGCCCATCATGTAAAATCCACAAAAATATTTAGTCGCATTCCATAGCGCTTTCACTTCGAGCAATGCCTTATAATCAAGGTCCCCGGCTTCGTCTAGTACAATTAAAGGCGTTTTCAATGTTTTCAGGTAGAAAACCAAATCATCATACACATCGTCATACCTTCCGGTACTTCCAACTCCAAAGCCCTTTGCAATCTGACGAATTAACTTTTGTTTACTTTTTGCATTACTGCAATCAATGAAAACTGCATTCTTATTTTTATTGCAATAAATTTCGGCAGTATAAGTTTTGCCAATGTCGCTTAAATCGACCAGCATGGAACTCAATCCCTGACGCTGGCAAATCTCTAACTGAGTGGTTATAAATTGAAAAACTGGTGTTTCTGCCGTTTGCCATGCAGCGCGGTTGTTTAAGCTGATATTGAAACGGCGACCTAGACTTATCCACTTTGCGTCAGCAAGAACCTGTTCAGTTTCGCCCTTTTTGATGCGGCTGTAGATTGATTTGTTTATGCCTATTGAAATGGCAAAGCGAGTAGCTGAGCCATCGAAGTTTTCACGGGCGATGGCCAATTCTTCTATAACCTTTGTTTTGAATTCTGTTGTGATCATGTGGTTAGTATTTATAGTTTACAATGCGTTTAAAGCTTTAGCTGCCCAATCGTCGTAATCAAACTCGTCGGACTCGTATCCGGCTGGCTGCACGGTTTCAGGCACTATGGTTGTTTTAATTTCATTCAGGTCTTTGGCTTCAGCGGCGTCCATACTGCCAATAATCGGGATGTCGGAACGGCGGGTTCGAATCATCTTGTCGAATGTTGCCAGGCGTTTCTGCTGGTGAAGCATTCCGGCCTTATCGTCATCGGTGCGCTCGAAGGCAAACTCGTTGTAAGCCGTTAGCGACTTGTTAACAGCCTCGCTCAGGTAAGTATCGCCCTGGTATAAATAAGCCTTCAGCAAAGTGCCATCGGCTTCGGGCATCCAGTAAGCGGTTATGGTGTTATTATTTGGCCTCAGGCGTTTGATGGCTGTGTAGTCGGCAATCTCGAAACGTTCGTCGTTAATCCAGCACCAGTCATTATTGTTAAGGCTCGTTTCGGTAACGTTGCCAATGAATTTATACAGGTAGCGGTTTTCAACTGCTTTAAGGTTTGGGTTGATGCGTTGCATCAGCACATCGCGGCGGGTCATGCCCGGATAAGTTTTTTGCAGTGGGTGCAGTTCTTTGTTATGCTTCAATACATCGGCCAGATCGTCGGCTACAATGGTCTGAGGCTGTAATTTATCGGCTTTGAAATTGTTTGTCCTGATGGTTCCGTTCAAGAGCTTGTCAGATTCCTTACCTTCAATCACATAGTCGCCATTCACTTTATTTCTGACGCTCCGGTAAGCTTCGTGGTTGGCATACCAGCGCCCGCGCGTGTGGCCCTCGTTTTTCGATACTCCATATTTGAAAGCCTTGATGGCATGTTCGGCGCGTTTCTCAGTGAAGCTTTCGCAGAACCGAACAAATGGGAACATCTCATTTAGCCAACTGATATCCTGCATCAAGTGATACTCGACTTCCAGTTCGCCAGGCATCGGCATATTTAATTCGGCCAGTTCGCAAAACATGTTCCTGAACGATTCGAGTACCGTGTTGGCGGTTGGTTTACCCACCACGTAAGCCGGGCGGAACCAGTAACCGCTTAACACGTCAACGGCAATGTATTTATATACCCATCCACGAACACTCTGGCGGCTAAGAGCCACGTCATCCATCGAAATTTTACTAAGCGAGTAAGCGCCGAGTTTGCGCTGATGCTTTGGCCGTTTTTTGTTCATGTAATCGAAGTTCCCGTTACGGTCGGTATAAACAGAGGTGTTATTAATTTCGTCTTTCAGGTAATTCCAGACAGTTGCTTCGGTTACTTCCATCGCGCGGCCTTTGTGCCTGAAGTCGGAGGGGTTGAAAATTTCGCCGGTGCTTTTGTCGTGCAGTTCTTTTGTTCCGGAGACAAACTCAAGGTAACGCTGATGAACCGTGGTGACAAATGGTTTGTCGTAAGTACGCCATAGTGCCAGGAATAAATTTTCGATTGAGGTTGAAACTTTGCGCGAGTTGTCGTTGCCCTGGTTACCGTGTATTAGGCTGTCGTAACCGTCGTTTAAATAAGTTTTAAATACCCTTTCAAGAGAGCGGGCATTCGAGATTTTTGTACAAGGGTATTTGGTGAGTTGGGCATTGTACCAGTCAACCGCCTGCTCCCAAAATTCGCCCATCTTCATTTTTTTACCGGCCTTCGCGCGGGCTATCCGTTGTTTTTCCAGTCCGTTGCGTAAGCCGTTAAGAATGCTGGCGCGGTTGGTGTACTCTTCGATGTCGTCAAAATCAAGCGGCGAACCATCGTTTTTCTGGAATCTCAGGTAATAATCGCGGGCAACTGTATCAATTTGCACCGAATAAGTTGGAATTACCTTGACCGGTTCGTCTACCTTACCAAACTTGGCCTCAATGATGCGCATCCGGTCGGGCCTCTTAATCGACCTGACATCAATCATGGTATTACCATTGATTGATCGGCTCACGATCTTAAGGTGTCCTCGTGAACTGTCCTTTTTAAGCTGATCGTGTGTGAATCCAAGGCTAAGCCAGTCGTTGACCGTTATTGCAACTGCATTGTCGAGAGTTTGGTACATCGTAAGGATTTTTTTACTATCTTTTAAAGAAAAATCAGTTATGAAAAAAGAAAGGTTTAATAAGTGGCAGATTAACTACGTGGTAACTTATCAAAACAAATTTTTTGCAGATGTTTATCGAAAACAAGTCCTTGAGATTCTGCATGGCATCGCACTTGTTCGAGGAATTGAGTGCGCGAAATCGTTCGACATCCGGTTTTACGATGAATCTGATTTACGCGAACATACAGAGTTGATAGATGAAGTATCAGACTTGGTATATTTTCGTTCTTCAGTAAAGACAAAAATTCGTCCGGCTGCTTTTCGAAAGGTGATTGATCTGGTTTTTGAAGAACAACGGTTTCTAGGATTAGGGGATTACCCGTTTGAAGTTTGCGCCCAGTTGCAGAAATACCTGAATTTGTACCCATTCCCGAAAGATTAGTTTTCATGATTTTTGTTTTTTTTCGTTGACCAATAATCCGGAAATAACCCATGCTGCGGCAAATAAAGCAACGACGCTAATTATGCCAATTGATAATCCAAATAACATACGCTTTAATTTTTAAGGTTAGTATTCGATTCCGGGGTTGAATCCGGTGTAATAAATTCAATTAGGCTTTGCGCTGCCTGCAATACGACTGGGCTCATAGTGCGACGTTGGGCAAACATGTGCCTTATAGTTCCCGGTGTATATTTTCCTCCCAACATTTCCGAAATTGTACTGTATGCACACCGTTTTGGAAGTCGTTTTTTTACCGATTCAATATCTTCATCAAAAATTATTTGTTTTTTCATTATTTTTTGTCTTACTTTTGTTACAGTTATGTGTTACAAATATAATGACTATATTCATTTGTGCAAATAACTTAATGACTTTTTTCATTTATATTATGAAGGCAATAGATAGGTTATACATATATCTTGAAAATCAGAACATTAAACCTACTGTTTTTGAACGGGAGATTGGCTTTTCAAGTGGTTATTTAAGCAAAATGAAGAAAAGAAGTGCCGATATTGGGGAGTCTGTAATGAATAAAGTCATTGACTATTGTCCTTTGTTGTCTGCAATTTGGTTACTTACTGGGAAAGGCGATATGATAAAAGAGATTGAAATAAATAAAGTGGAAGAACCGACAGAAGAATATAAGACAAGCTATCATCCATGCGAACAGTGCAAAATTAAAGACGAATTAATAAATAGTCTGAAGCGTGAAGTCGATACGCAGAGCCAATTTATCAAACACCTCGTAAAAAGTGATATTATCCCGGTAGAAGACGGGCAAAAAAGAAAGGGATTATCATCCGACTATGGCAATAGCAAGCTAAGCGAAGCCATCTGATTTACCCCGTTTTAAAAGAATTTCACACTTTTTTAGCTGTTAATGCACTTATGTTGCTGTATATCAGTGATATGCTTTGTTTTTTAGGTACTTCAATGTGTATTAAAAAAGTTATTAAAGGGTATCAATCTATACTAAAAGTGCCATTTTTTAAACTTAAAACTAACGTAAAGGATATTCAATCCACTATTTTTTGGCACTACTTTGGCACTAACTCGGCACTAACTCGTGTACAAATCGTATTTTAAGCAGAAAACAGCAGTTTGGCACCGGCACAAAACAAGAGGCCAAACTACCCAGTAAAACTACCCGTAAAAGCATAAAAAAACAGGCCGTTTTTAGCCTGTTTGCCTTGTATTATCAAGTGTTTTGGGTATATAGTTGCACTTAATTAACGGCGCCGTTTAAATCCCCACGTTTTTGCCGCCACAAATTAAACCTCAATGCAAGTAAATTTCACTTTTTGTACAATTTGTTTTTTGTTGCTTTCTGTTAACTATCACACTTTCAATTGTTTTAATGTATTGCCTTCATAATATAAATGAAAAAAGTCATTAAGTTATTTGCACAAATGAATATAGTCATTATATTTGTAACACATAACTGTAACAAAAGTAAGACAAAAAATAA